AAAAAAATTTTTTGTGGTATATTTCGCGCAACGGCTTATAGCCAGCGAAACAATTTATGACTTTAAAGCTAGAACCTGAGATAGGTGTATCTATTGCATCCCAAGTTCCGCCCGAAGACCTTACCATTTGGGCAGAAGCTGCGAGTAATACCGCGCAGGAATTAGAAGAACATGGGCTAGATGTAGAACCTAACAAAGACGACAAAGACGTAGCCGCTAAATTAGCTGTTGCCTACGCTGACGACCCCCAAAAAACGTCTAAGAAAGCCTCCACCAAGAAGATTTCTACCCTCACACCTGCATCTCTTATACTTACGAACACCATACTGCAAGAGTTTGGGCATTCTGTTGCAGAAAATGCAGTGCAGATACGGCACCTAGTCACAAACAAGCTGTTATTAGAGTCTGAGAACCCCGACCCACGTATACGTATGCGTGCATTAGAGCTTCTGGGTAAGATCTCAGACGTAGGACTGTTCGCGGAGAAGTCAGAAGTAACCATTACGCACCAATCTACCGATGACTTGCGTGACAAACTACGTTCTAAGTTGGAGAAGTTGGTAAACCCAGAGGACGACATAGCTGATGCTATAGTATTAGACGGCGAAGCGTTTGATATAGATGCAGAACTAGGCGCTGACGACTACGATGATTGAGGCCGTTCCCGATTTTACAGAGGAAGAAGTCCAGCAGATGCTGGATAACATAGATAACTTCAATGATACGGAGGTTGTTGAGATAAACCGTATCGTTGATGAACTATCAATACGTAAGATGAACCAAGCTGCCTATGATGATCTTATAGAATTCTGCAAAATTATGCAGCCAGACTATATAGTAGGTAAACACCACCGTATTTTGGCTGATATGCTCATGGCGATTGAGTCTGGGGACAAAGACCGTATCTGCGTTAACATCCCACCCCGTCACGGCAAGTCTCAACTCGTTTCTATCTTCTTCCCAGCGTGGTACTTAGGGCGTAATCCTAATAAGAAGGTGATGATGGTGTCGCATACCACTGATTTGGCTGTAGATTTTGGTCGTAAGGTGCGAAATCTCATTTCTACAGACGCATATAAAGGTATATTCCCTACTGTTAACCTTGCAATTGACTCTAAGTCGGCTGGTAGATGGAATACGAACTCTGGTGGCGAGTATTATGCCTGTGGTGTTGGCTCTGCACTGGCTGGTCGTGGTGCTGACCTACTTTTAATTGATGACCCGCACTCAGAGCAAGACGTTATTAACGGAAACTTCGCTGTATTTGAGAAAGCGTACGAATGGTTCACGTTCGGTGCCCGTACTCGTCTGATGCCGGGTGGAAGTGTTGCAATAATCCAAACACGTTGGCATATGGACGATCTTACTGGGCGTGTAACCCGTGATATGGTTAATAATGAGCGTGCTGATGAGTACGATGTCATTGAATTCCCCGCCATACTAGAGATTGTGGATGAAGAATTGGACGACATTGTTGAAAAACCTCTCTGGCCTGAGTTTTTTGATTTAGATGCGTTACTACGTACAAAAGCATCTATGCCTACGTTCCAATGGAACGCTCAGTACCAGCAGACACCCACAGCAGAAGAAGCTGCACTGGTCAAACGTGATTGGTGGAACATATGGGAGAAGGAACAGCCTCCGCCCTGTGAATACGTCATAATGTCGCTGGACTCGGCGGCAGAAAAACACAACCGTGCCGACTATACGGCGCTGACTACGTGGGGTGTGTTCCTTAACGAAGAGGAAGGCGCGTACCACATCATCCTGTTGAACAGTATTAAGAAGCGTATGGAGTTTCCAGAGCTAAAAGAGATGGCTATGGAGGAATACGCTGAGTGGGAGCCTGATTCGTTCATTGTAGAGAAGAAGTCATCAGGTACAGCGTTGTATCAAGAAATGAGACGTATGGGTCTACCTGTGTCAGAATACACACCACACAGAGGGTCAGGTGACAAATTAGCACGATTAAACTCAGTATCTGATATTGTGCAGTCTGGCCTGTGCTGGGTTCCAGATACCCGCTGGGCAGAGGAAGTGGTAGAAGAGATTGCCGGTTTCCCGTTTATGAGTAATGATGACTTAGTTGACTCCACGGTTATGGCACTTATGCGTTTTAGGCAAGGTGGTTTTATACGCCTACCTAGTGATGAGCCAGAAGAACAAAGATTTTTTAAGAGGCGCGGAAGCGGCTACTACTAGAGACATATTATGGCTATTGAGAAAGGACTATACGCAGCCCCACAGGGCATAGACGATGAGCTTATGGAAGGCGAGGACGCTGCCCTTGAGATAGAGATCGTCAACCCAGACATGGTGACACTGGACGACGGCAGTGTGGAGATTACTATTGTCCCCGGTGCCGACCCTATGTCTGGTGAGTTTGATTCTAACATAGCTGAAGAATTAGAAGAGTCTGACCTTAACGAGTTAGCAGATGAACTCATTGGGTTGATAGAAGCTGACGTGACAAGCCGAAAGGACTGGGCGGATACTTACGTTAAGGGTTTAGATGTTTTGGGCTTTCAGTACGAAGAACGTACAGAGCCGTGGGAAGGTGCGTGTGGTGTGTACTCTACAGTACTTGCCGAAGCTGCCATCCGGTTCCAAGCTGAAACTATGTCAGAGACGTTTCCAGCCGGTGGCCCAGTACGTACTAAGATCATAGGCGTAGAGGATAAGGACAAGGAAGAAGCAAGTGCCCGTGTAAAAGCGGATATGAACTACGAACTGACCGAGCGTATGGTGGAGTACCGCCCAGAGCACGAACGGCTTCTATACAGCCTAGGATTGGCTGGTAGCGCGTTTAAGAAGGTTTATTTTGATCCGAACATAGGCAGACAGGTAGCCCTGTATATCCCTGCCGAAGATGTAGTAGTGCCTTACGGTGCGTCTACTATAGAGAGCGCAGAACGTGTTACGCACATTATGCGTAAGACCAAGAATGAGATACGAAAGCTACAGGTAGCTGGGTTTTATCGTGACGTAGAGTTAGGTGAGCCACAGACGTATCACACAGACATCGAAGAGCGTAAGGCTGAAGAAGGTGGCTACTCTATAACAGAGGACAACCGCTATTCTTTATATGAAGTACACGCTGATATGGTCATTGGTGGTGTTGACGAGGACGAGGATGATATAGCCAAGCCCTACGTCATAACGCTTGAGCGTGGGTCTAATGAGATCCTAGCTATACGCCGTAACTGGAACGAAGAAGACGAACTGATGCTAAAGCGTCAGCACTTCGTACACTACTCATACGTACCGGGATTTGGGTTCTACGGCCTTGGCTTGATCCACATCATCGGTGGGTACGCTAAAGCAGGTACGTCTCTTATACGTCAGCTTGTAGATGCAGGCACCCTATCTAACCTACCGGGCGGTCTAAAGGCGCGTGGGTTACGTATTAAGGGTGATGATACTCCGATTGAGCCGGGTGAGTGGAAGGACGTTGATGTGCCATCAGGCAGTATCCGCGACAACATCATGCCGCTCCCTTATAAAGACCCTAGCCAGACACTACTGGCACTACTTAACCAGATTACTACTGAAGGCCGTCGTCTAGGCGCTATCAGTGATATGAACATCTCTGACATGTCAGCCAATGCCCCTGTGGGTACTACGTTGGCACTGTTAGAGCGTACGTTGAAGCCTATGGCTGCTGTACAAGCCCGTGTTCACTACACCATGAAGCAGGAGTTTAAACTTCTTAAAGCTATCATGGCAGAGCACGCACCCGCAGAGTACTCGTATGAGCCGCTCCGTGGAGAACAGACAGCCCGTAAAGCTGATTATGAGATGGTTGACGTTATACCCGTCAGTGATCCTAATAGCTCTACAATGGCCCAGCGCGTTGTACAATACCAAGCGGTATTGCAGATGTCGCAACAGGCACCACAGATCTACGACCTGCCACAGCTACACAGGCAGATGATTGAGGTGTTGGGAGTTAAGAACGCTGACAAGCTAGTACCAACCACAGACGACATACGACCTACTGATCCAGTCAGTGAGAACATGAACAACTTGAATGGTAAGCCTATGAAGGCGTTTATCTATCAAGACCATGACGCGCACATGGCGGCTCACCAGTCGTTTATGCAAGATCCTATGATTGCTCAAGTAATGGGGCAAAACCCCCAAGCACAGCGTATGGCTGCGGCGTTACAGGCACACATAGCAGAGCACTTGGCGTTCAAGTACCGCAAGTCTATGGAAGAGAAGATCGGCGCACCGTTACCTAATCCTAACGCAGAGCTACCAGAAGACATGGAGGTCAACTTGGCCCGTCTTATGGCTCAAGCAGGCTCTCAGCTTACACAGCAGAACCAGCAGCAGGCGGCACAGCAGCAAGCACAGCAGAAGGCTCAAGACCCTGTGGTACAGATGCAGCAAGCCGAGCTACAGATCAAGCAGCAAGAAGTGCAGCGTAAGATGCAGAAAGATCAAGCAGATGCTCAGATAGAACAGGCCAAGCTACAGCTACAAGCGCAAGAGAATATGCAAGATGCTCAGATGGATCAGGCTGAGTTACAAATCAAACAGCAAGAACTAGAAATAGATGCCCAGAAAGCTGGCGCAAAACTTGCCGCAGATCGTAGGAAAGACAACACCAAGTTGGATCTTGACCTACTTAAAACAATACAGGACACCAACAAGAATAAGGGCCAATAATGGCAACAACCGTCTTAGACGTGCTAAAGAAGAAAATCGAGGAAGATAAATCCTCTGCACTACAATTCCTAAGTGGTGGTGGAGCTAAAGACTTCGCCATGTACAAGGAAACCACAGGCTTAATTCGGGGTCTCGAAGCCTGTCTGGGATATGTAGAAGACCTCTCGCGCAATTTGGAGTATGGAGATGAGTGAAGCTGTAACCGCAGTAGAACCTACTGAAGATGAATTTGAAGCACAACTACCTATGCCTGTGGGTTATAGGGTGTTGATCGCTATGCCGGTAGTAGAAGAAGCCTTTGAAGGTTCTGAACTACTAAAGTCGATAACTACTAAGAATCACGAGCAGGTCATGTCTATTATAGGACTTGTGCTAGATATGGGTGAACAAGCCTATAGTGATCCAGATAGGTTTCCTAATGGGCCGTGGTGTAAGCAAGGGGACTACGTAATGTTCCGTGCTAATACTGGTACTAGGTTTACCGTTGAGGGTCTTGAGTATCGTTTGATGAACGATGACTCTATCGAGGCCGTTGTAGCTGATCCCCGTGGCATTCAAAGAGCATAAGGAGTAGACCATGCCGTTTCAAAAAGTTGAATACTCATTTCCAAATGACGAAGAAGAAACTTCTAACGTAGAAATAGAAGATTCAGGCTCTGTAGAAATTGATATATCTGGTAATAAGAGCGCAGACGAGTACGCAGAAACTCCTGTTGAAGCCGAAGTTGAAGTTGAAGTTGAAGAAGAGCTAGATATTGAAGTTGTTGACGATACGCCAGAAGATGACCGTGACCGCAGGCCATCTACAGTACACGACGTTACAGAAGAGGAACTAAAAACCTACTCTAATAAAGTACGAAAGCGGCTTTCTCATCTTAGCAAAGTATATCACGACGAGCGTAGAGCCAAAGAATCCGCTTTTAGAGAGCGCCAAGAACTAGAAAGCATAGCGCAGCGTTTAGCAGACGAAAATAGATCTTTAAAGGGTGATGTAGGTGATACTCGTGAAGCACTTCTTGAACAAGCTAAGGTTGTTGTAAACTCAGAGTTAAATGGCGCAAAGGTAGCGTATAAAGACGCTTACGAGAGTGGTGACGCAGATCGTTTAGTATTAGCGCAAGAAGAACTAACTAATGCTAAGATAAAGTCAGATAAACTAGATAACTTTAGATTACCTGCTTTACAGGAAGAAGAGATTCCTGTACAAAACAATCAAATACAAGCCCCGGCGCGTGATCTTAAAGCGGAAGAATGGGTAGCCAAGAATTCTTGGTTTCATACTGACGATGAGATGACCGCGTACGCCATTGGGGTACATCAAAAATTAGTCAAAGGTGGGGTTGACCCGCAAAGCGACGAATACTACGAGACTATTGATGCTCGTATGCGAAAAGTATTTCCCGAAGAATTCGGGGGTACTTCAGTTGAGGAACCCAGAACTAAACGACAGACAAATGTGGTGGCACCCGCTACGCGGAGCACAGCACCTAAAAAGGTGAAATTATCGCCTACCTCAGTGTCTATCGCTAAGAGACTTGGAATCCCGCTGGAAGAATACGCCAAACACATGGCACTTTTAGAGAGGAACGAGTAATGGCTGATAACAGGATTAAAAGAGATCACGAAACTCGTGATACAAAAGCACGCAAAAAGCATTGGGTTAAGCCAGAGGTTTTACCTAGCATAGAACCACGCGACGGTTATACCGGACGCTGGGTACGTGTCTCAACTCTTGGAAAGACTGACGCTAGTAACGTTTCCTCAAAATTACGTGAAGGTTGGGAGCCAGTAAAAGCAGAAGAACACCCAGAAATAATGACCGATAACCACGAAAGGTTTATAGGCAATATAACGCAGGGTGGTTTAATGTACTGCGAAGCTCCAGAAGAAATGGTTGAGGAGCGTACTGAATATTACGAAACTCAAGCCAGATCGCAGATGAACTCTGTAGACAACAACCTCATGCGAGAGAACGACCCCCGTATGCCATTGTTTAACGAACGTAAAACAACCGTATCGTTTGGCAAGGGTAAATAAATTTTCAATGTTAAGAGGTTAACATGGCTTATCCGACTATCGAAGCCCCATATGGGCTGAAGCCGGTCAATTTGATTGGCGGACAATCCTACTCCGGGTCTACCCGTGAGTATAAAATCCTCAACAACTACGACACTAGCATCTTCAATGGTGATTTAGTGGCGCTTGTTAGGGGTAATCTGGAACGTATCGCAGTTACTACTGGAACTGTTGGTACTGTAGCGGGTGTATTTTTGGGCTGTAAATATACAGATCCAAATACTAAGCAACTTACGTTTTCTCAATTTTACCCTGCTGATACAGCGGCTGGTGACATTGTAGGCGTTGTAGCTGATGATCCCGATCTCTGCTTCAAAGTGGCAGCTTGCTCTGCAACTACTGTTATTGGTTCCGTTGCTCAAGCAATGGTTGGGCAGAATCTTGCTATGGTAAATACTGCTGGTAGTACTTCTACTGGTAATTCTAGCAATGCGTTACTTTCTCCTAGTGATACTCCTGCAACTACAGCGGCTTTACCGCTTCGTATGTTGTCAGTTGTTGAAGATACAGAGAAGTCTTTAGGTACGGCAACGTACTCATCTATCTCTACTGCTACTGTAACTTGTTCGGCTCTGCCACAAGCTCTAGTTGTTGGTACTGATGTAGGTGTTTTAGACAGTAATGGTAACTATGTTGCTTCTGGATCTTTCGTAGACACCGCAGCGGCTGCTGGGGCAACTTCGTTTATCCTAAACCAAGCACCTATCGCTACAATGGCTGGCACTATCGTATTCCGACAGTACCCAGAAGCTATTGTTAAACTCAACTTTGGTCAGCATGAGTATTATGCTAGTACCAGCACAGCGTAATAGGAGTTAAATAATGGCTATTTCACGCGCACAACTACTGAAGGAACTTCTACCGGGGCTTAACGCTCTATTTGGTATGGAGTATGCGAAGTACGGCGAAGAGCACAAAGAAATCTTTGAATCAGAGACTTCTGACCGTTCTTTCGAGGAAGAAACCAAGCTATCAGGCTTTTCTGCTGCACCTGTTAAGGGTGAAGGCGCTGCTATCGAATATGATAACGCGCAAGAAGCATTTACAGCCAGATACACCCACGAGACTGTGGCTATGGGCTTTTCAATCACTGAGGAAGCGATTGAAGATAATTTGTATGACTCACTGTCATCTCGTTATACCAAGGCTCTCGCACGCGCTATGGCGTACACTAAGCAAGTAAAAGCAGCTTCCATATTGAACAATGCGTTCAGTGGAACTAATGTTTACGGCGACGGTGTATCCCTATGTAGCACGGCTCACCCGCTTGTTAGCGGTGGCACTAACTCCAACACTCCCGGCACTGCCGCTGACCTTAACGAGACTTCTTTAGAAGCCGCCGTTATTCAAGTCGCTGGTTGGACTGATGAGCGTGGTCTGTTGATTGCTGCTAGACCTCGTAAGCTAGTTATCCCACCCGCACTGCAATTTGTTGCAACTCGTTTGTTGGAAACAGAAGGCCGTGTTGGTACTGCTGATAACGATCTGAACGCGATCCGTAACAACGGTTCAATTCCAGAAGGTTACACAATCAATCATTATCTAACAGATACTGATGCGTGGTTCTTTACCACCGACATACCAAATGGCTTAAAGCACTTTGTTCGTTCTCCAATGTCTACATCTATGGATGCTGACTTTGATACGGGCAACAGCCGCTATAAAGCTAGAGAGCGTTACTCGTTTGGTGTATCTGACCCACTTGGTATCTTCGGATCACCCGGTGCGTAAGACGCACTAGCGTTTATGCTATATAAGAGGGGGGCACTTGTTGCCCCTTTTCTTTATGTGTGATATAAAAACTTCTTCCTGACAGGTACATCCCGTATCTGACATTAGCCACGACAGGAGAACATCATGGCGAATACAACTTTTACAGGCGTAGTACGTTCTGAAAACGGTTTTTCAGACATTACCAAAAGCGCATCTACTGGCGAAGTCACAACTAATTCTACTTACGGCAATAACGCTTCAGTAGGCGGTACACTTGCTGTAACAGGCGCAACAACTCTTTCAGCAGCAGTAAACAGTACTTTTGTTAAGCACGTTGGTTTTGCCTCTGGTGTTACCGTAAACACAACGGCGGGTGACAGCCCTACTATTGCTACTTTTGTACAGCCTGCAAACACAATCATCACAGACATCAAGATCTTTTGTGACGTTTCTCCAGTAATTGGAACGGGTGATATTGGCTATGAAGTTGGTACATCCAGTTCTGGCGCACAAATCG